TACGTTAAACAACTCAGCATACTTAGGGTTTTGACGTAACTTAGCAACCATTCCAGACACTACAGGATCGCTAGAAGATTGCCCTTTAAGCATAAACTGCTGTAATGCATTTTGTTCTTCAGGTCCAAGTTGGTTCATCAAGTTCTTAACTTGTTTGTTCTTCTGCATATTACGCACAAGATCAAAACCACCTTTACCAATAGTACCTACAGCCAATAAAGACTGAGCCACTGGAGTACCGCCAAATAAAGTCTCGTCAGTAACGTTAGCACCGATGTTCAAACCAGTTAGTGTTTTACCAAGACCTACTGAACTACCAATACCCTTACCTGTACCAAACAATAAAGCAGAGTCTGGTGAGGTTGCTTCTAATCCGGGTGTGAGAATGTCACCTAGTAACGGTGTTTGATTCTTAGTAAATAGGTTTTTACCCATTGTAAGAATATCAGGAATAGCTGTAGCAGCACTGGTAACACCTTTAGCTATACCACCACCAAAAGCACCAACACCGCCACTATTAATCATTAATTGATTCTGAATAGCACCAATTTCAGCTTTTAACTTATCTGCTTTAGCTACATCTTGTGGATCTTTACTGTCGTAGATAGGACGTAATTCACGAGCTTTAGCTTGTAACTTAGCTGATAAAGCAGCACCGGCTTCTTCTTTTGACTTATACTGAGCCATTAAAACTCCTTATTTAATTGCACCGACTTTAATTTTACCAGCTTTAATTGCATTATCAATCTCTGCATCAGAAGCATCGCCCCATCCTTGTTTAGCACGTACTCTGTCATATACAGATTTATTAGGAGCTGATGGCGGCTGAGCAGCAGTGGTTTGACCGCCTAGTTTACGCTGTCCTTTTAAAGATTCAATAAATACATTATTACCAGCTACTTGAGATTCTTTATATGCTTTTAAATCTCTAAGTGCTTGAGCAACACTTTCTTGATTATTCAAGTCAGTACTTTGAATGATTTGATTCATAGCACGTGTAGCATCGCCTTCTGTCTGTGTTCCTTTAGCAGCTAGTAAGATATTGTTACGCTCTGTTTCCATAAACTTAGACAAACTATCTAATTTACGTGTATTTTCATCTTGCTTACCAGTAAATCTTTGACCAATAGCAACAGCACGAGGACCTAGACCAAACTGCACTTCGCCTTTTTCTGTCTGAGTAATCCAGCCATCTAACGTTTTATTGCTGTTTGTAAGAATTGTGTTATTCTTTTCAGCAGTTGCAATTTCTTTAATAGTACCTTCACCCATTTTTTCAGGAGCAACTAAAGGAACTAAATCACCAGCATTACGAGTTTGTTGGAACTTAGCAAGTGACTCAGGTGTGTACTTACCAGAAGCAATAAGTGCATTTAGATTTTCACCAGTCTTCTGATAGATAGTTGCCTGATCCAGTTTCATCTTTTGAGCAGCAGCAACGGCTTGTTGAGCTTGTTGTGGATACTTACCAGAAATAGCTTGAGCTAATTGAGTCAATCCTTCTGGTGTTGTAATATCAAATTGACTAGCAATCTGTTTTAACTCTGTAGCTTGCTGAATCATTGGGTCTTGAATACCTAATAATCCTCCAGCAGCACGACCTAAACCAGCAGCACCTTGATAGATACTTGCATTAGCTCTTTGCATTGGAGTCATCTGAGCATACGCTGCAGCATTCTCCATATCAGCTTGACGCTGTTGAGCTTGTAATACTGCCGGATCTGCTCCGAACAAACCACCTACGATTGAATTAGCCATAATTAAAAGAATCCCATGTCTTGAGCTGCTAACATACTTGTTTGTTGTGAACCAGCATTAGTTCCATATCGTGCTGCAGTTGATTGATTACCTAAAAGATTATCAAACCATCCACCGGTGCTTCCAAAACCTCCGCCACTGGAACCGCCAAAGGCAGAACCAGCACCGCTTAATGCAGCACCCATTGGACTATACCCTTGATACTGTGCATAAGCATTAGCAGCAGCAGCTTGTGGTTGCATATATAATTGACCTGCATTAGCATTAGCTTGTGATTGCTGTTGTGCCAGACTTTGACTTAATGCAAAAGGTTGTTGACCATAACCTTCAATTGTATTTGCAAGATTTAGTCCTGTTGTTAATGGAGAATATGCTTGTGAACCAATTGCTGCATTCTGTGTTAATAAGTTTCCGCCTGTACCAAACAAGTTTAAACCAAACTGTTGACGTTGTTGTGCTGCTTGTTCTGCTTGTGTACCTAAAGCTAAATCTTGTTTAGCAATAGAGTTATAGTAAGCAGCTAGTTCAGGATTAGACTGCATCATGTTACCAGCAGTAGTACCACCAGTAGCTAAACCAGCACGACCTGTTTGATATTGTTGATTACGAATATTTGCTAGGTCTTGTTCACGACCCGGAGCTAAAGCAGCTCTTTGTGTATTGATGTAGTCTTGACGAGCTTGCTCAGGAGATGTAGATAGATATTGCTCACCCATTCCAAAAGCTTTATTAGCTCCACCGAACAAAGATTGAGCCATGTTAGTAATCTGATACGGATCATACTGACCTGCACCGCCAATGACTCGTTGTTGAATAGCTTGTAATTCAGGAGATAAAGAGTATCCTGCTGAGGTAAGTTGTCCATCAGGACCCATCGTAAAATTAGAAGATCCTAAGTTAGTCTTAATACCAATTGGATTAAACTTGGATCTATCATAAGATAAGTTACCAGCAGCACGTAATGCTTCTGCTTGTCCTTTAGCAGCATCGGCTGCTTTAGAGCCACTGATTAGACCGCCACCTAGTGACAGTACTGAACCGACTATATTACCCATTATAGACTCCTACTATATATGTGATACATTCTATTATCCTGACCTAATAAAGGCTGTTTAAATTTAAAACCAATTGTTCTTGCAAACTTTGCTAACTTAGTATTATCTTCATGAACCATTGCAACTAATGGAACATCTGTTAAATATTGCAGTAAATGTAAATCACCTAAATACTTTACTTTAACTTCTGGTGTCCACTTACGTACATCTGTGTGAAACCAAAGTAATCCATCGTGTAATTCTAACAACATTGTGTAGTCTTCACGAATGACGACAGGTACTTTAATCAATTAAATTATCTAATGATTATTAGATGAACATAGGTACTATCTTGATTTGCACCGTTTGAAGAAGCTGCCCCTGTATATCCTGTGTAAACTCTAAAAGCAGAACTTGTTTGTGCTGTTCCGCTTGCTAGTGTAACTACAGCGTTTGCATAAGAGCTACCACCGCCTGTGCTTGAAGCTGAACCAGAAACTACATAATTAGCATCAGTTAAAGCAGTAGTAAATGTAATTGTATAATCACCTGTAGCATTTTTAACAACACTTGCAATATTTAAACTTGCTCTTGGTGTAATTGTTCCACTTTGTGTACCGTCAAAATTAACCCAAGCTTTTACAGGAGCTACAGGAGCTGTAGAGTTCCAGTTTGTGCCGTCAGAAGTTAATACATTACCAGACGTACTAGGGGCTACAGAATTAATAGCACCTGTACCAGCACCAATTAAGACAGCTTTATCTGTTAATGTTGATCTACCTGTTCCACCATCAGCAACAACTAAATCAGTAATACCAACAATAGTTCCGCCAGTAATATCAACCGAAGTTTTATTCTGAGCTGCCATCGTACCAATAGTGCCAAGATTATCAACAGCAGTCTTTACATATGCAGTGTTTGCAATTTGAGTTGTATTAGATCCGGCTGTAGCCGTTGGGGATGTAGGTGTTCCTAACAAAGCAGGACTTGATACATCAGCTTTAGATGCAATGGCTGAAGCAATAGCTACAAACTCAGTATCTAACTCAGTACCTTTAACAATCTTACCTGCATTACCAGTAGGAAGCGTGTCCTTGGTAGTAAAATTCGTTGCCTTTGAATAATCAGACATTATATATTCTTTCCTGTTTTAATAGCTACGTCTACTTTTTGAACAGACAGTGGAGATCCATTGATATCTGATTCAAATCCAATTTGTAATACTTTTCCTGATCCTGAAGCATTAAATTTTAATGTATCTAATGCAATACCGTTAGAGTATTCAGCAATACCGTATTCTGCTATTCCATACTCTGCTATAGTTACAGATTTTAAAGCAACTGTGCTGCTGTTATAGTTATTCGTGTAGTCAAAGCCCCACTTAATTGCAACAACTTGACTGCCTCCACCAATCACAACTAAACCAAGTTTCTTCAGAATTTTAATAGCTGTTGGTTGGTCAAAGTCGAAATAGTTAGTGTAATAAGACCAACGATAACTAGATCCATTATCTTGGTATCCGGTATAGTTACCAATATATCCTGCTTGTCCTACATATAGTTTTCTATCTTCTGTTACATGAAACGCTGTAGGATTAATATTCTTCCAGATAGTTGTTCTAGCTGCACCATTCTCTAATGTACCACGAGTATCAAAACAATATGTAAAACCTACTGAAGGTAACGATAATAAGTAAAAAGCATCAGTAGCAAAGTAAACTGCTTTAATATTCTTTAAAGTTTCTGTAGATACGTTAGCAATGAGGTCATCACGGACGTTCTTTGAGACATCACGTAACGGCATTGACTTCTCTTGAATCAAACGACCAAGAGACTGTACACCTGTCTCAGATAAAAACATAATGTCTGAACCAAATACAGAAACTACTGAGTCACGAGCAATACAACCAACACCTTTGATCACATCTTGCAATGTCATTGTTGCAGGATCTTTAGGGTTAGCATAGATCAAGATAGTACGGCTACAGAAGATAATCAAGAAACCATTATGTGCTGCAATCGCTGTAATACCAT